GGGGTAGGGGATATCCATAAGCTGCCGAAACCACAGTTCCATTGCCTGACTGTTTGGCAAAAGGTTTTCTTTGCTGTAATAGGTACGCAAGGCAGACGCGAACAGGGCAAATTCTTTTTTGTCCATTATGTTTCACTCCAATTCTCTGCCATAGTGTAAAAGTCGTTTAGTTCTTCGGCCTTTGTCTGCCGATGATAGCCACCGGAAGCCGGTTTCCTCTGGATCTGCTGAAGCCGGTCAAAAATAATGCCTTTCCAGTTGTTGGCCATGCATTCATCAATCAGGCTGCAAACAGCATCATCGCCGTATTGAATGGCCTTGTTTTCAACCTGCCGCAAAAGGGATTTCATACCCTGTTCTTTGTAAGGCTCTTTGCGCTCGGTCTTATACTTGACCCATTCGCCCATTTTGGCCTGAAGCGAATCAGAAAGAAGATAGTCGGGAAGAAGCCGCGCGAAAAGTGTGTGTGTGGTTTCTCTTACGCTCTTATTCTCTTTCTTATTCTCTTTCTTATCTTCTTCTATATCTTCTTCTGGGCGGCTAACATTAGCCTTACTGTTAGCCTTACCGTTAGCATTACAAGAAAGAAGCTTTTGCCTTTCCCGGTATTGCCGCATATACTCTCGCTGGCTTACCCTTTTCTTCTCAAGCTGGTCAAGGTTTTGGTGCTTGCCCCAATTGGGGATAGTAATTACACCGTCAATAATTTCAACCATGCCGAAGTTTTCGAAGGTCTGAAGCGCAAGCTGCACCGTGCTTTCCTTTCGTCGGAAGATAGTAGCAAGCATTTTATCCGTGTATGGAATTTTGTCATTCATCATGAACACGCCGCTATTATTCATTTTCCCGGCAAGGCAAAGCAGCTTGAACCAGATCACGATTATGGAATCCGCTTCGGGCAAACTTTCAATCAGCAGGATTTTTTCATCGTCGAAAATGTCCGTGGTGATCTTAATCCACTTAACATCAGCCATCTGCATCACCTGCTGCGATGATCGAATACTGGGCGTAGCTGGTTGGTACTCCATAGCGATTTTTTCCGCTGACTGTTTTCCCTGCAATATTGATTCCGCGCCGCCGCAGATCAAAAATTCTCGCCGCAAGTCTGCGGATTCCGTACAAGTTATACGCTTCCACATCAGTGATATTGCCGAATGTTTCTAGATGGTTCAAAACCATCTCACACTGGTTCAACCGTGTCATTTGCATCACCTTTCAATTCAAGGAATTTGTTAAGATACCAAATGGCTTTTTTAACGTCCTCTGTGCCGTTTTTATGCTCGCAGCGCCAGATGTACTTAAACGCTGCAATTTTGCAGTATACGGCAAGCTGGGCAGCTCCAAAGGCAGATTCCATTGCGTCAATACATTCAATCCCACCCTGCGTGTAATGGGATGGATGATTGATAACATCGTTTTCCACTTCGGGTTCTTGGCTGGTTGCCGGTTCAAACATATCCTGCCGCGCATTGTATTCTTCCGAATCGGTTATCACTGTGTTTTTGCATTCGCGGCAAGGATAATCGCCGCATTCAAGCGCCTGATACTTGCAAAGTTCGCATTTCATCACAGCACCGCCTTTTCTGTGGTTTCTGTGATAAGATCAGAATACGGAAGCGATTCAATCCAATCGCAGAACGTGTGCCATTCATCCAGCTTGTGATCTTTCCGGGCGTGGTAGATGTTTTTCAGCACGGCATAGTTAAGCATGACAGTCCGCCGCTGGTTGTAGCTTTCTGGAAGTAACTGCAAGATTGAATACCAAATCTGTTTTTTACTTGCTTCGTTTTCGCAAGCGAAATATGAATCGCGCAATTCATTCAGCATATCAACCAGTGGCCGCGCGACTTCTTCAAATACATTCACAGATTCCGCATATTTGTATTTGTCGTTGATTATGTCATTCACACAGGTATGCGAAACACCATACTTGATCGCGAGCTGCCGTCTGCTAAACATTCCAGAATCCCAAAGGCGCTTGATTTCATCGCGCTGTTCAGCCGTAAACTTTCCCTGATAGGTTTTTGCTGGCTTAGGCTGTAAGCCGTTATCCACGGCATGTTTTTGGTTTTCAGCCCTTGTAACCCATTCAAGATTATCAACGGCATTATTCATTTTGTTCCCGTCGATGTGATTAACTTCCGGCTTCTTTTCGTAGTTTGGGATAAACGCTTCTGCAACAAGACGGTGGACAGGAATTTGCTTCCCGTGAAGTGTGGCCAAAATATAATTGTCACTGTGAACGCTTCCCGAAAGGATTCTGCTGCCGTGCCTTACTCGCCCCTGATTGCTCACATCATAGTCAGCGTCAATCCTTCTCCAAATCTCCGCTTCTTCGTCAACGTCCGGTCTAAACTGCTTGATTTCATTCTTAAAGCCGGGAAGCTTGTCAAAACTGAAATCAGACATTTCAAATGGTTTGTAAAGAAGCTTGTGCATTTTCGAACATGAGTTAGCAACCGTGCCGACCTTGTATGTATCGTATTCAGACCACCAGTACAGCGGCGCTACAATGTCCAGCGTCACGACAATCATCCGCATGAACTTCCCGTGATCGGTTCCGGCAGACGCAAGCCTGTACATCAAATCGTAGTCATTATTGCCAACGACGAAGCCGTTTCCATTAACGACCGCGCTGTGAATTTGCGCCCATGAATTTTTAGGATTTCGCATCCCGCGAATCGCCGCTTTCCATCCGAATGTGGAAACATTTTCGATTTTCAGCATCAGATATCACCTGCTTCCCGGTGCTGCGAACGGTCGGAATCGAATCCCCAAGGGTAACGCTTCCGCAGCTTTTCAATGTTCATCTGCATGACGGTTTCCAGATCAATGCCGATAGCTGTTGCAGTCTCGGCGATGTACCAGCACACATCACCCAATTCCTTTGCAACGTGCTCCAAATCCAAAACGTGGCCTTGCATGAAGTTCTTTTTCACAAGGTCTGCGATTTCGCCGGATTCACCGGCAAGCCCCAAGGCTCCGTTAATTAGCCTATAATCTGGGGACAGGTCTTTATTGCTTGTCCGCATGGCAAGCTGCTGATATTCATTGATTGTCATTTCTGCTTTCCTTTCAAACTATGAAATTTCCCGGATTTCTACGCTGATGTAATCCCCATCGTGGAAGTAGTGGCAAACGCCTTTTACCCAACGGCGGCTGTCATCTTCAATCACACGTCCTTTCATCGCGTCCACAATCATCTTTCCCATGATTGCGTGATTGTCGATGTCAAGCCGGTCGTTCCAATGAAAGGTAATGACAACAGGCCGCTTGAATGGTGCGCGCCGGACGGCCTGACTGTTCATGCATGAACGAACCATCATGTGCCAGAATTCAGCGTCACGTTTTCTTTTTGACCAGTGCTTCCCGGCGTAATAGGCGTTCATGCCGTATTCTTTCGACCACTGCTTTTGTCCGGCCTTTGTCTTGGGATAAGGGATTCTGATTTTTTCGCACAGATATTTGCCCAAAGTGCCCACCCCTTAGAACGGTAGATCGCCGTCATCGTCCATGTCTGTGAACGCCTGACCTGCGTTGCTGTTTGCCGTCGCAGCCTGTCCGCTTGACCTGCTTTCACAAAATTCATGGCGGTCAACAACGATGTCCGTTGTGTAGTGTTTCACGCCATCTTTTTCATAGCTGCCTGTCTGAATCCTTCCTTCAACGGCAATCTTTGTGCCTTTGCGAAGATAGTTCCCGGCAAATTCCCCGGTCTTGCCCCAAGCAACGCAGTTGATGAAGTCTGCTTCCTGCTGACCATCCTGCTTGAACGGACGGTCAACAGCCAAGCGATAGGAAGCGACTGCCTTGCCGGACTGCGTATATCTGATTTCGGGGTCAGCAACCAAGCGTCCGATTAGTATGACTTTATTCATTGACCATCACCCCCGAACAAAGCAGACTGAATATCTTCTGCCGGTGCTTCCTGCGCAGGTTCGGACACCGGTTCCATGTCGATAACATCCGGGTCATTGTCAACATAGTCCTTCGTGCCGTCATCGTTGATAACCGCCATATCAGCATCGATGGCAGAAGCCATGTCGATAGACATGATGCCCCACTTGCTGATAAGCTGTCGCAGCATCGTTTTGTATGCCATGCCGTCAAAGTCTTTGTACCAGAACGATGAATACATCCATGCGTCTTTCGGGTCAAAGTTACCGGCAACATAGTCAGAATATGAAACCTTGGTTTTTTCACCGTATCTTGTCTTGACCGTTCCGCCGTTGGCCGAAAACGCCTGACTGTACTTATCAGCGTGGGCAAGCATCTTCTTCTTGCTCCAATAGATGGCTTTTCGGAAACCGTTGGTATACTCAAACATGGCATAATAGCCGATGGTTTCAGCCGCTTCACGCTGTTCTTCGTCCTCGATCAGCTTGACTTCGATTTCCTCGTTCAGCGGGTCAAATTTGATAAGTTCGCCGTCCTTGATAGCAAGGACATTCAGCTTCTTGTACTGGCCAGATCGGATAGCAAGCTGAATATAGCCCTTATAGCCAAGCTGGAACTGCGCCACTTTGCCGCGCTCCCTGTCGTTGAACGGAACCATGTAATACTGTCCAAGCTGCGGGGAAGGGGAAAGCTTCAGGCTTTCGCCCAGCAGGGCAGCAGAAAGAATTGACTGATTGGTGCATTCCTGAAGTCCGGGATTCGTCTGAACCGCAGACACAACAGCGGAAATGAACCGCTGGCCGTCCTTGCCACCGATGACCTGATTGATACGCTGCTTGACTGCATCGCCCGTGAGATAGGAACCGATGCCAAGCCGCTTCTGTGAAGTTCGCTGTAGACTGTTGTTGACTGCCATTTTCATTCATCCTTTCTTAAATAGCTTTGTACTTGATACCGTTGCCCCTGAGCCATGCGCCCAGCGCCCTTGCTTCGTCTACGGAAAGAAGTGCCTGAAACCCAATCCACTGACGGACGGGACAATTTTCAATATCATCCGGGTCATTGATGTTTGCCGTGACCTGTGTGGACTTGATCAGCGCAGCGGCAGCTTCTTCCTTGCGTTTCTGCTGCTCCGCTTCCCATGCAGCCCTTTTCTCGGCCTGTTCCTGAAGCCTGTGGGCTTCGCTGACGGCTTTTGCAAGGTCAAGGGTGTCCATGTAGCACTCCCGCGCTTCAAAGGCGTAGGACGGCAAATCAGCGATTACAGCAAGGTCTTTCGCCATCTGTTCAAGCTTGCCGTCAATTGCTCCCTGAATAGACTTCATAGAAACAGAAGCGTTCAGCCACTTGTCATCAAGAATCTGTCTGAAAGAAACAGCTTCCGGAACCTTGTTGTCCGCAAGAACGGAATGCCAGTATTCTTCAATGGCTTTCAGCTTTTCGGATTTCTGCTGTTCCTCGAATTCTTTGACCTGCTTGTCCACGACAGATACCGATTTGTCGATGATCTTGACAAGCTCGCCAACCTGTGCCTTGAAGGTGTTGAACGGCTGCATATAATCTTTTTCCTGCCGGATGCGTTCATCGTTCAAAGCTTTCTTCAGCCGATTCAGTGCAGCCCTGTCTGCCTTTGCTTCCTTCACCTGATCTTCCGTGTAGACCATAGTTTCATAGACGGACACCTTTGAAAGCAGCTCTGCCCGAAGCTCTTCATAGTTGAAGGTAATCGGCGCAGGAAGCGCCACTTCGTTGATTTTAAGTTCCATTTTTTCTAACTCCTTTTTAGATTTCCGGCAGAAGCAATGCCGGTTTTTTGTTGCTTTTAACGCATTTCCAAAATTCCGCTTCTTTCCGCGCAAGATAATCAATATCTTCCTGCACTTCCGACCGCTCGATCTTGTAATGCTTTGTGTGCAGCAGGATTTCACCGCCAAAGTCGAACTTTAGCTGTGCTTTCAAGACAGCAAATTCAAATTCCGTTACCATCAGGTAATGCAAAACCTGAATGTAGTAATTGTCCGGAATCCGGTGATTCCATTTTTCCTTCTGCATACTCTGAAGGATGTTTGTTGTCTTGATTTCAAGAATGCCTTGTCTGCCGTCCTGATCTGTCAGCCATCCGTCAAGTGAAGCATGGGCAAAAGGGTATTTGTCATTCAGCCACAAATTGTTTTCTATGTAGTCAACCTGATATTCTGGGAAATCCAGCCGGAACAGCCCACGCAAGTGCATTTCAGCTTGTGTGCCATACTGGACATAGGGCTTGCCGCTGATATCTTCCGGCTGCACAAGACCATTCTTTTCCTGCCACAGCTCTAAGTTCGTTTTGTATGGGTTCAGGCCGATAACGGCTGAAGCGTCAGAACCGCCGATATAATGCGACCGGACTTCAAGCCATTCTTCCCGGCTGGACAGGATTTTCATTTCAAGCATCTGGCTTCTGCTCTTTCTTGTTCATCCGGATCTTTCTGAGTTTCTGGACAAGTCTATCGAAGAAAGATTTATTGGGAGTCGGCTTGACTACTGATTTCCTGCTACCGGTGTACATTCTTCCCCGGTAATGGCTTCGGTGGGAGCGCTTTGCGTGATTTTTCGCTGTTGACATTTACTTTTTCTCCTTTCATTTTCTGAGATTGCAGCAGTTGTCCCTTTGCTTTAATCGTATTTCACGCCTATGTAGTCAAGGACATGACCAAGGCCAAGCCCTTTTTTGTTCGGCTGCCATTTCCCATTAACCATTTCACCACCACAAATGCAGTATTCATACTGCCTTGGGTGCGTCTGCTTCAGGCGTTGAAATCGGTTCGGTTCTTTTTCAAGGTGGCAGCCGAACATACAGAAGATACAGCCTGTCCTATCACAGCCAGTTGTTTCAAGTGTGTCTTCCGGTTCGTAGCATCCAAGATAATCAATTATGTTCATCTGACCTTCAAACACCTTGTCATTGTCTACTTTCTGCTTGACCTGAATGTCACCATAAACAGAACAATATGGAACATCATATTTCTTGATGTAGTGAAGAACATCTTGTTCCGTCCAGAATGACATAGGCTGTGATGTAGGACGTGGAGCATCAAACGCATTGCATCCTTTTTTCATCCAAGCTGCTTCTCTTGTCATGCTTTCACATGCCATTGTTGCAATCAGCGGCTTCCTTCCTGTTTCCTTTTCATATTTCTTGGAAGGTGCTTTCTTTGTGTGGTAGCAGCACTTTTCTGAAACTTCAAAATCAGAATCAAGCAAAAAGCGCCATTTGTTTTGCGTGAATTTTGATCTTGTTACTGTCTTTTCATAGTCATGCTTTCCACTATTGTAAAGACCACCGTATTCATCACACTGAACTCCTAATTGACGGAGCCGAAGTGAATACTTCCCATCACGTATGTTTTTTTTTGCACCACTGACTGTGTTGCTTACCTCTTTGCTGATTACAGGATAACCATACTTCTTGATGACTTCATCAAACCGCATTTCAGGCCGGATAATTTCGACATCAGGATTGAAGCAGCCATATTTTTCAGCTTTGACCTCTCTGACGAAATGTTGAATTTCTGGGTATTCAAGGCCTGTGTTAACGAAAACAGCCGGAACATCTGAATACATGGAATCAACAATGTGCTTTAACACCGTGGAATCCTTGCCGCCGCTGAAGCTGACATAAACAGCGCCCGGAAATGCTGATTCAATAAATTCGGTTTCCTTCATCGGTGGCGTCGCTGAATAATCGCGATTGTCGAATGTTACAAAGCGCGTTTTGCCGGTTGCCTTGTCATAAATCTCATATCGCCACCACGATTCATACCATGCTTCGATGCGCTCTTTCGTCATTCTTATCTTTGCTTCAAGCGGAAGGCTTTGCATTTGCTTCAGATCATGCGGAAGGTGCTTGTTCATCGTTCACACACCGCTTTCGCCATGTACATTCTCGCTGCTGATTCTTTCATGGTTTTCAGCCCTTCTTCTGTGAATTTCCCATCCCGGATGTACCGCCCACGCTCACGAATCGTGACAATGGCCTTTTCCGATTCATAGCGAACACCACCATCCGGAAGCCTTGTGACGGTCATTTTCATTGCGTCAATCCTCGCCTTCTTCCGCTTTGTCGAACATCAAATCCTTGATGTTGTCGAAAGTGATTCCCATGTCGGAAAGCTCTTTTCCGCGCTTTTCAAGGCTGCGGAGGATATACAGCTTTTGCTTCTGCTTTTCGACCTTCAGCCGGTTTTCCTTCCGGGCAAGCCTGACATACTCCGATTCAGACAGCCGCTTGATTTCCTCTTCCAGTTTGCCATCCGTCAAAACTTCTCTTGTCATATTGCATCTCCTTTTCTGTATTGTGGTTCACTCAGCTCTTCCCGACTAACGTCCGTACTTCTTCAATCGGGATGTCCAGTGCAGCCGTTAGCTTCAGCGTGGTTGCAATCGTCCAATCACACGATGGCTTCTTGAACACATATTCGATCTGCTTCCTTGACATATGCGTTTTTAAGGCCAGATCAGCATTCGTCATGCCAATCGCCATCTTTCGCCCGAAAACCAGCTCCTTTATCGGGTCACGCGGTTTTCTGCCGAGCCGCGTTTTTGGCATTGTTGGATTCTCCTTTCATTGTGTGTCTGGAATAGACACTTAGTCGGCAAAAAAAATACGGTCTACCATATCGCTATCAAGGTTGTACTTGGCTTTGATTTTGAAAATCTCGCCCTGTTTGAATTCCGTGCCGTTCTCGTTGATCTTGTTGGACACGCTCTGTTCCGTGATGCCGAGATATTCAGCAAGTGAAGCATTCGTGTCACCATTAAGAATCATGATGCTTCTAAGCAGCTTACCGTTCATAATTGCTGTCACCTTTCTTCCATATATATTGACCTGCCATCATCAGTGCCGGGCGGTCATTCCCGGCAGACGGTCGTTAGAGCGTTTCGGCTTAAAAAGCAAGCAAACGCTCAAACTGCGCTTTGCTCCAATGCACCATAACAGTTGACAGGTAATGGCCATTAAGCTTTTCCAAGACGTATTCATTCCCCGTCCAGCAACGATGCACAGAAAGCGTGTACTGTTCGCCACGTTCGGCAAAATTAACCATCCCGTTCCGTTCGCAGCGCTCCCATAGCTTATTGAATCGTGTGTTTGTCATGGTGTTCTCCTTTCAGATTGCTTCAACTGTCATGCAAATTCTCTTGTCCTATGGGTGTATATATGGGTGCATTCCCAATTTTTGCTTTCGGGATAGTCTTTCAACATCCGCTTTCGGGCATTTTCTTCTGAAACCGC